ATGAAAATGCGGGATATTATCAGGATAGTTGAAAATTTACTGCCAAATTGGTTGACCGAGCCGCTGTATCACGGCACGGCGCGCAATGATCTTACCTTCCATCCCAAACGAGTTGCGTATTTTGCTGCTGATTTCCCATCCGCTCGGCGTCATGCATTACTCGACGCCGAGGTTGACGCAGGAACCCCACATGTCATTTGCGTTCGGCTGAAATCTCCGCGACCAGCCAAAATAGATGGTATCCTCATGCAAGATTTGCACATGTATCCGGCTGAGGTGGCAAAGCTCATGGCGCAGGGTCATGATTGTGCCATTGGAATCGGCTTCGCGTATGACGGCGAAGTAGCGGTGTTTCCCAATGCAAAAATGGACATCGATCAGATCGCCCTCATTGACGACCAAAAAGACCAACCCACACCTAAGTAGAACAGCGCGTTAATCATATACCCTGACTGGTTGTGATTAAACCCCCGGTTGCATCGATGCCTAGCGTACCCACTTCCTGCACTCGGCAGTCCAACCTGTGCTAACCGGATAGGCACACACCCTAAATATCGGTGACAGGTTAGGGGAATAGCACGTGACCGATATGGCCGCTGTGGCGAAAGAGATATTTCAGGTTCTACAACGGTTCAATTACACCGTCTCGCTGTATGACGACGATCTCAATGCCGTGGCTGAACCGGCCGAGGCGCGTAAGTTTTTCGCCGGGGTGCAGGACCCCAAATCCAGGCATCCGAAGCCGCATCTATTGGTGTCCTTGAAGGACGACGATGATGATTCGAGTATTCAGTTGTTGTTCGGCAAGTCGGTGCACGCCAACGCGATCAATGGATTGATGCAAACTGCGCGGGTCACCGCCACTAAATACAACATGACGTTCGATCCACAGCAGTATTTCAAAGAGATCAATCCGAAAGATACCGGCTTGGTCGCAGAGTCCAAGACACGAGGGTATGATATGCAGGTTTGCGAAGGGATGTACGGCACATCGAAGTCCAGTTACCTGAAGTTCGAGAACGCCAAGATGATCGTGCGGCACAAGACGCGGATCGACGATTCGCGCATTGGCGCGCGCGGCCGGTATGTCGAGGCGATCTTCGTGGAAAATGCCAGTGGCGAACGCCTGAAATTCCCCACCAATGATCTGTCCGCTGCGCGGGCGATGACCCAGCATGTCAGTTCGGGAGGCGATTTCCGCGACAGCCTGGGCGAGCAAATCGTCACGCTGGCTGAGGAATATGGGCGGCTGGGGACCTGTAGCCGGTATGTCCAGGCCAACGGGGCGACCTTGCAAGAGGGCGCCATGGCGGTGCGGGAAGCCTGCCGAACCAAGATGCTGGAACTACGCAAAACCTTCCAGCGCCTCTATCGGCCGACCAGCTATGCCCAAGAGGCGGCCGAGATGATGGATCGCGCTCACGTGCTGACGGAAACCGGCACGGCAATCGACGAAGGGCGGATCGATGAATTGCGGCGGCTGTTAAATGACGCTGATTTGCCGGACGCTGTCTATGAAACTGCTGCGCGTGCGGTGTTGGCTGGACAGCCGGTCGCGCCGGTCACCGAACGCATGATCGGCCGCGCTGGGGACCAGTCGCACTTGGCGGAAAACAATCCAATCATTCGCTCGCACATGGACTGGCTCGACCAGTTCGATCCGGATCGTCTCGTCGAATTTACCATGGGCAGTACCGACACCAGTTACGAAGACAACTATGATGCAGCGACCCAGGCAGTGATCGAGGATTTCGACGCCTCCGCCTTCGTCCATTCACCGGCGATGCAGGACGTACTGGACGGGCGTGATCCGGATGACGCCGAAGAAAACATCCTTGACGAGGAAGAAATCGTGGACGCTTTGCAGGACTATCTGCGAACCGTGTCGGATGTGAACGATCTCGGCGGCGATCTGCTCGGCGTGGCCGAACAATTGCTTGATCCGGCCTGTGAGGCGTTGCGGGATATGGGCTATGAGATCGAACCGCGCGAGGACGATCCGCTGGATGAACCGAGCGAGGACGATCCGCTGTTCGCCGAACCGGCGCTCGATGACACGGAGCTTACCGATGATATCGAGACGCCGATGGTCGAGGATGATGGCGAATTGACCCGCGAGGATATCCTGCTGCCGCCGAGTTCGCCGCAGAAATCCAAAAGCTTGTTCCAGCAGGTGGGCAAAAGTGCCAGACGCACCGCCAATGGCTATGAGCCGGTCGAGCCGGATGACATCGCCAAATCATTAAGCGCGGGTGCACGCGGAATTCTGTGAACCAACGGTGTTACGAACTGCGCTACCTTGTCGGCGAGACACCATGGACCGAAGTCTGGCACGCCTCGGGGGACGCGTCGCCCAGTGAATCCGCTCGGCACACCGAACGGCAATGGCGCCGGGTCCTGCGCACCCGTCCCGAGGCGGTGTTTGTCGGCCTGATCTGTTCCATGGCGGCGTTGTAGAGCGTCTAACAGACGGTCGCCTCGGGTCTTCAGCTTCCGTGGCTCGGTTTCGTTACATGAAAAAACTTCGCTTGCGGCAGTATTTTCAGGTTGCAAGCCGATCGTCGAAGCATAAATAGAGATATCAGCAGTCGATTAGGTTGCTGATGGCAAAGTCCCTTTACAAATTCATTGGCAAACATTTTAGGCAAACAATATGATTGATCCACGACTAGAGCGCATGCGCGCCGCGATGCGCGAAGATGCTGAAAAAAAGGCCAACAATGGCCGTTCTGTTAGCAGTGGTGGCGATAATGCCGCCTACCAGTTTTACAATATTCCCGAAGGCCAGACGGCGACTTTTCGCTTTCTTCCGGACAAGGACGATTCGAACGTGTTCTTCTGGGCGACCAGGGAGACGATCCGGCTGCCATTTACCAGCGTGGTCGGCGGCAACTTTCCCACCGATATGCCGGTGCAAGTAACAGTGCCGTGCATGACGATGTTTGGCGAAATCTGCCCGATTTCCGTTATTACGCGACCGTGGTGGAAGGACAAGGCGAAAGAGGCGTTGGCGCGGACCTATTACAAGAAGCGCTCCTATATCACCCAGGGCTTCGTTGTTTCATCGCCGTTTCAGGAAACCTCGGTGCCGGAGAACCCGATTCGGCGGGCGCTCATCGGTCCATCCTTGCTGGCGAAGCTGAAAGCTGGACTGACGGATGCGGAGATGGAGCATTCCCCTACGGACTATCTAAATGGGTGCGATTTCCGCATTCGCAAAACCAAGAAGGGTGAGCATAACAACTATGATACCTCCGAATGGTCGCGCCGGACGCGCGGCCTGACCGAGGCCGAGCGGCTGGCGATCGAACAATATGGTTTGTTCGATTTGAAACAGTTTCTCGGGACCAAACCGGATGCGGCGGGGGTTGAACTGATTAAGGCGATGTTCCAGGCCTCGTTGGCGCAACGCCCCTTCGATGTGGATTTGTTTGGCGAGACCTACCGCCCCTATTCGGCGACCAATTATGGCGATGATGACGTGGTGGCCAAACCGGCTGAGCGCATCGAGACCCGTACCGAGACCCGCCATCACGACGTGGCTTCGGTGGCGGACGAGCCGAACGAGACGGTGGCGACGGACGTGGCGGATATCACCAGTCGCACCGACAATCCGGCCGACCTGTTGACCAAGCTGCGGGCACGCACTGCGAACCGAGGCTGAGTTTGAATTGACATCAAAAACACCGTGGAGCCGACAACTCCACGGTGTTTTCTTTTGGGAGACCGTCATGGTCGCTGCATTTGATTTTACCAAAATCCGCAAAGATCGCAATAAACGCTTGAATATGCGGGCGGGTTTCGATGATCCCATCACATGGCTGGATACCGGCAACTACGCTCTGAATAAGATGATCTCGGGACAGTTCAAGTTGGGTGTGCCGCTCGGGGCCGTCACCGTGTTCGCAGGCGAATTCGGCTGTCTGCCTGCGAAGGCACTTGTCCGTATTCGGATCGAAATGGAATTTGAAACCAGAACAGTAACAGTCGGTGAATTTCGCGATCTATGGCACCGTGATGATTTGGACATCGAGATCGACACTCCAGACGGATTTCAGAGGATTACTGCTTGGTTCGATAAGGGGCCTTATTCGATTTTACGTATTGAGGCGACGAATGGCTTGGCAACACGGTGCGCAAGCTGTCACCTATTGCAGCGATCCAATGGTACATGGGCACTGGCGTCCGAACTTACTGTTGGTGATGAAATTCTCACCGAAAATGGTCTCAGCCGTGTATCCTGCATGAGCGAAACAGGCGTTGAGGAGTGTTTTGATTTTGAAGTCGATCATCCCAATCATCGCTATTGGGGGGATGGGTTCTCTAGCCACAATAGCGGAAAATCCTATATCGTTTCCGGGAACATCGTCCGCGACGCGTTGGCGCAAGGCTGTCATGTCATTTTGCTCGATTCCGAGGACGCGCTGAAAGCCACCTGGATGCGCAATCTCGGCGTTGATCCGGACCATCCGAGGCTTACCAAGGAGATCGCCTCCACGGTCAATCACATTGCCCAATGTGTCCGCGATTATACCGAAAGCTATGTCAAGCTGTTTCAGGACACCCCGCGCGAAGAGCAGCCGAAGCTATTATTCGTGGTGGACTCGCTCGGCATGGTCGAGACCGACAATGATATTGAGCAGTTCGAACGTGGCGAGATGAAAGGCGACAAGGGGTTAAAGCCCAAGATGCTCAAAATGCTGGTGGCGAACTGTATCCGACTGTTCGCGGGCTTCCAAATCGGCTTAGTGGCGACGAACCATACCTATAAGAGCCAAGACATGTATGACCGGGATGACGTGATCAGCGGCGGCTCCGGGTTTTTGTTTGCCGCTTCGATTATCGTCAGCATGAACAAATTGAAGTTGCGCGAGGATGAGGCCGGTAACAAGATTTCAACGGTCGCCGGGATTCGGGCGAAGATCAAATGTGTGAAAACCCGTTATGCCAAGCCGTTTGAATCCGTCGAAGTGTTGATCCCCTATTCAAAAGGCATGGATCGGTTTTCCGGTTTGTTTGACCTGTTCGAAAAAACGGTGTTCACCAAGGAGGGTAATCGTTACAAATACATCAGCAATGACGGGGCCGAACATAAGCTGTTCCGAAAACACATGACGCCGGAATTCCTCAGCATGGTAATGGATGAATGGTCGGATGCCAAAGTGGCGCAGGCCGTCGTGGTGCCCGCAGAAGAGAGTATCGATGAAGACTAAACCGGGCCGGGGACATACATAGCCTCGGCCTGAGCGGGCGGTGCGTTCAGGCCTGAATTTAGGATGCATTATGACGAGTGAAGCACAACTGGTTTTAGCGGTATGGGAGGCGGCACGCGATCACGTGCCGCACAACAAACGTGCGGCGATTGCCGAAGATATTCTTTATGCTTTTGTCGATTTTGGCTTCGAAGCCGAAGAAATTTCGAGTATTGTCGATGAGGACCCTAGTTTAGCGGCGGCGTTCGGCCAAGTATTCCCCGATGAGGACGATGATGAACAGGAGGAATTGTGATCTCATGGTATCGGCGGATCATTCAGGCGCAGGATGGCGGCGATGATGTCATCCTGGATGCCTGCGAGGCGTTCGAGCAGCAATATGCCGAGGCGGTGGCCGAGATCGATCTGGCGGCGATGCGCGGCACCCGCGTCACCGAGTGGCAAAAGCGTTTGCCGGGGATCGTCGGCTACCGTTACGGGCAGTTGGAGGAGATCAATGACATAATCGGTTATCTGGAGATTCGTGATACCGAGGTGCGCGGATTACGCCGCCGTCACTATCTGGAGCATTACGAACGCACTCTGGCGATCACCACGGTGGAAAAATATGTGGACGCTGATGCGGCGGTCATCGCGCTAAGACTGCTGCGCAGCCATGTCTTGAATATCCGCAACAAGTTTACCGCCTTGTTCAAACAGCTTGAAATGCTCCATTATCAACTCATCAGTCTGGCCAAAAGTTTGGCCGCTGGGGTTGATGATGCGATCATGTAACCGCCTTCCGAAAGTGCTTGACAAAGCCGGTAAACACGCTACGATACGGCAAGGAGGGTTGCCACTTGGTCGATGTTCATAAGGATATTTTTGCTGCGAATTTGAACCGGTTGATGAGGCGGTTCCGATATACTAATGCCGCGCTCGGCCGCCATCTCGGGGTGTCCCGTCAGATGATGCGGAACTATCGGCATGGCGAGACAGTGCCAACCGAAGCGACATTATTGTCGCTGATGCAGATATTCAAATGCACCCGCAGTGACTTGATCGACATTGATAAGGACATTTTTGCTGCGAATTTGGACCGGCTGATGACGCGGTCTGGTTACAGCAATGCCGCGCTCGGCCGCAATCTCGGGGTGTCCCGCCAGATGATCTGGAACTACCGGCACGGCGGGACGGTGCCGACCGAAGAGAAGCTAACCCTGTTGGTGCAGATATTCAAATGCCCCCGCAGCGAATTCATCCTGGTCCATCCGGCCGATCCGATGCTGTCCTTGCCGCGTTGGGCCAAGCGGGAGGCGATCCCCTATGCGCGCGCAGTTGATCTGTTCAAACTGGGTATCTTAGAGGGTGCCGTGATCACGCCGCATCAGGTGTTTATCCCGCCCGATATCCATGCGCCAGCACAGAGTAAACGGTTGGTGTTGCTGGCTAAACGCCGACCGAAATGGGTCGAAGCATTCACCAGCAATTTCGGGGCCTATATGGTTCTCTATAACATTGAGAACCATGAGGTGGCGAAATCGTTAGGCGTGAGCGTGGGGGCCGTTGCGAAGTGGCGTAGCGGGGTCAGTTATCCGACCGTCAGCAAGCTGCCGCTCATCGCGAAACTGCTCGGCTGTTCGTATGACGATCTCATGTCCCGATCGTCTCTGGGATACCGGGATGCCGAAAAAATCGAACAAGTTGCCGCCTGAGGTTCGGTTGCCGGGCAAACCGCACCGATAAAACGAGACAGCGGCGGCTGATAGGTGTGGCATGGCCCCCAGATGGCCTGCTAGGGCCGTGGGAGGCATCGCCCAGGCCGCTAAACGGTTTTAAGCCACCCCCCTAGCCATTTCAGCCAAGCGACCTCACGGGTCATCTGGGGGCCTCTGGTGGCACGGTCCCAAACGTGGTCGTGATCGACACGCGGCTGCCTACATATGGAAATTGAGGTGGCCGCCTAGCTTTTTTAGGAACTGCATGTATATTGATGCATTGCTCGATCGTCGGAACGATCGTATTCGACTGGTTTTAGCCGATAACTACAGCCGGATTTATCAGGACGTCCCGGCGTCCTACGTGTTCTATTATGAGGACGCCAACGGCTCGCACCGGTCGATCTATGGGCATCCCTGCAAGAAGTTGACGTGCCCCAGCAGCCACGTATTCCGCACCAAGTTGGCGGAGAAGCGGGCCGAGAAACGGCGGATATTCGAGTCCGATATCAATCCGGTGTTTCGCTATCTGGCGGAACACTTCAAGGATGCTGCCATCCCGCTGCTGAATGTCGGGTTTTTCGATATTGAAGCCGATTACCATACCGAGCGTGGCTTCGCGCCAACCGAGAATCCATTTAACGCGGTGACCGCGATCTCGCTCTATCGCTCGGCCGACCGCAAGCTCCTGAGCTTCGTGCTCTGTCCGCCGACTGTCGATGCCGAAACCGGGCAAGTGATCGCCCAGGCATTTACCGATACGCAGTTGTTTTTCGATGAGCGCAAGATGCTGGAAGCGTTTCTTGACGCAATCGAGAACGTCTCGTGTCTCGTGGGATGGAACTCGTCGGAATACGATGTGCCGTATCTGGTCAATCGAATTCGGCGCGTCATTGATCGTGACGCCACGCGACGCCTTTGCTTGTGGGATGAATTGCCGCAGGATCATGTGTATCAAAACAAGTTCAAAAAGACGATCAAGAGTTATGAATTGGTTGGTCGGGTGCATTTGGACTATCTTGAATTGTATCGTAAACACGCGACTGAGCAGAAACAATCCTATGCCTTGAATGCCATCGGTGAAGCCGAGGTGGGCGAGCGCAAAACCGCGTATGAAGGCACCTTGGACGATTTGTACAAAAAGGATTTTCAGCGATTTATTGAGTATAATCGGCAAGACGTTATGTTGATGGTCAAGATTGATGAGAAGAAGAAGTTCATCGAATTGGCCAATCAAATCGCCCATGCCAACTGCGTTTTGTTCAAAACCACCATGGGTACCGTGACCCTGGTGGATCAGGCGATCATTAACGAAATGCGTTCAATGGGTCGGGTGGTGCCTGATCGCAAGCCATCCGAAGATCGTTCAGCCAGTGAGGAAACAGCGCCTGCTGATGAGGATGACGAAGATGATGAAGAAGAACGCTCACCCGTGGTCGGGGCTTACGTTGCACAGCCTGTTGTGGGCCTGCATGCATGGCTTGCCTGTGCGGATATTAACAGTCTATACCCATCGGCCATTCGGGCATTGAATATGTCCCCAGAAACGCTGTTCGGGCAAATCCAGCCGATCGAAACCATGGCGCTTATACAGGAGCGGACCGCGAAACTTCCCGCCAATAAGCGGGCGGAAGCCTGGGAAGGCATTTTCGAGACCTTGGAAGTATCCCACATGCATGCCAGGGATGAAGCGGTGATGACGATCGATTTCTTCGATCTGGTTACGGATGGTGTGCACACGGTGCAAATGACCGGCCGGGAACTTTATGCCTATGTCTTCGACCCAGCCAGCCATGTCTGTGTCACTGCCAATGGGACCTTGTTTCGGACCGATGTCGAGGGGATGATCCCGACGCTGCTGGCAAAATGGTACGCTGAGCGCAAGGTCCAGCAGAAATTGTCCAAGGAGTTTAAAGCAAAAGCCGAAACTGCCGACAGTGCCGAGGCGAAGGCAAGCTATCTGGCGCAAAGCCAACACTATCATTTTCTTCAGTATGCTTCGAAGATCAGATTGAACGCGTTATACGGGGCGTTACTCAATCCGCATTGTCGATTTAGCGATCCGCGTATGGGCCAATCTACGACGTTGTGTGGCCGGGTCATCGTCAGACACATGAATGCCACGATCAATCAGACGATCACTGGCACGTATGCTCATTGCGGCGGACCGATCATATATGCGGACACGGACTCATGCTACTTCTCGGCTTACGAGAGTTTGAAGAACGATTCAAATCATATCGGCTTCGCCTGGACCGCAGACAATGTGATCGCCCTGGCCGATTTGGTTTGTGATGAAGCCAACAAGACCTTTTCCGATTTCATGCAACGCACATTCAACACCGGCCACGAACGCGGATCGATTATTCGGGCCGGTCGTGAATTGGTTGCGTCGCGCGGTCTGTTCATCAAGAAGAAGAAATATGCCGTGCTAGTCATCGACAAAGAGGGCGAGCGGTTCGACACTGGCGGCAAACCGGGCACCTTGAAACCGACCGGTTTAGAGATGAAACGCGCCGATACGCCAAAGTTTATGCAGGTGTTTCTCGAAGACCTATTGATGCAAATTTTGACCGGCGTGGATCAAACCGCGATGTACGAGGCAATCCGCGTCTTCCGGGGAGCGTTCAAAGAACGGCCGGGATGGGAGAAGGGCAGCCCCAAGCGGGTGGCTAATTTGGCGGCGTTTGGAGCCATGCTGGACGGCGGCATCAAGCTGGGCATGGGGGAGCGCAAGCGGCCGAAGGACAAGCCGGTGCCGGGCCATGTGCGGGCCTCGCTGAACTGGAACAAGCTGCGCGAGATGCATCAAGACTGGCATGTCGCGGCGATTACTGATTCGGCGCGTATTGTCGTCTGTAAATTAAAATCGAACAGTCTGGGCATGACCTCTATTGCATACCCGGTAGACGAACCCCACCTACCGGCTTGGTTTCGCGATCTGCCCTTTGATCACGCAGCCATGGAAGACACCGTGATCGACGCGAAACTGACCAATCTGGTCGGCGTCCTGCGGTGGGATTTGTCGGAAACCAAGACAACCAGCGGAGGCGAGTTCTTCGCGTTCTAAATTGTTTTATTACCACATCCAGCGGTAACTTGGCTTTTATCTGAGAAGGTATTTCATGCGCTTAAAGCTTGCGGATATGTTGAAACAGGTGGGTGGCTCGTTCGATAAGGTCCGGATCACCGGCACCCCGAGTTCCACCAAAATCGAGGGCAACAAGGATAAGGTGTTGTTCGTGGTGGGCTTGATGAAAGAGCCCATCGAGGAATTTTCGGATGGCGATTTTGGCATGGGCGATCTGGCGATCCTCAGTGGCTTGCTGAATTTTCCGTCATACAAGGCGCCGAATGCGACCCTGACAGTACATCACGCGGATGGCAGTGTGGGGGATTACGTCAGTCAATTCGTCTTTCGGGATGAGCATGGGTCAACGACGAGCTACAAAACCATGGCGCCGCGTTTGGTCGGCGATCAAGCACAGATCGCCACCATTCCTTGGGATATCGAAGTGGCGCCAACCCGTGCCAAGATTGCCGAATTCACGGCACACGCCCAATTGCTGTCGGCCGTTGATAACAATTTCGGTGTGAAGATCGAGAACGGCACGATGTTTTTGACCATCGGGTCGGCCTCCGGAGCGTCCGGCGTGGCAGGCAGCCATACCGCCACCATCGCGTTTGCAACCGGCATTGATTCCAAATATGCCGCGCCGAAGGTGGTGTTCAATACCAGTCATCTGCTGACCGCCTTGAAGAATGCCGGGAGTGCGCCAGTCAAGGTGCGGTTCTCCAACAAGGGCATCGCAGGCGTCTCGGTGGAAACCGAGTTGGCGACCTACGACTACTTCATGCGCGCGAAGGAAATGTAATTACTTGGGCACCGGTTGATCCCGGTGCCCAACGCGCCTTTGTCCGCCGGATATATGGTTGATTACGTATGGGAAAGTACATGGCTAAAAAGTTGATCGCCTTTCGGTTTCTCCCCGCTGCGTGGGGGTTGCATGGCTCGGCCTTTGCCGAGGCTGAAATCAATTATCTCTATCAGGGCCAGGAGCGAGATGAACGGTTAGCCGGAGTTCGCTTTATGCCGGAATCCCGCGAATATCGCCGCACGATGATCGAAATCGCCTATCGGTACGAGACGATCGACAGCCTGGAATGTCGTCGGCAGCTTCTCGGGGTGGAGCACACCGGCCTCGATCTGCAAGATGCGCTGATCGATCTCGACTGTGAATTTGGCAAGCTCTCTGCCTATGATGCAGCAGTGCAGAAACTTTACAAGCGCACCGCCAGTCCTGAGGATAATCTGGCTTTCGCGCTCGGGAAGTTGGACATCGACCTCAAGTTTCAGCGGATCACGCGCCCGGAGTTTGAGAAGCAAGGGGCGACGCTGCGCAATGAACCCTGGGTCAACGTGATCAATGCGAGCTTCAATCCAAAGGAGGGCATTAACGGCGTGTATTTTGAATTTGACTGGAATGCGCAGTGGATCGAGTTCCTGCGGATCAACGGTTATATTGGCCACACCGACGAACAGATTGTTGATGACTGGTTCGCCGATGTTTGCCGCAGCCATGTCCAGACCGAGATGGCGCAGCGATGAAGTATGCGGTGGTAGACCTTTCGAATTTGTTCCATCGTGCCAGACACGCGGCGATGACCGATACGCGCGGCAAAGTCGGCATGGCGCTGCTGATTTTGTTTCGCAGCCTGCGGACGATCACGCGAACCCTAGGCACCGACCATATTGTGTTTGCGGTGGATCAGAGCAGTTGGCGCTATGGCGTTTATCCCGGCTACAAAGCGCGGCGTAAACTGACCCGCATCGAGGCCCCGCCGACCATCCAGGCCGAGGATCAAATGTTCTTTGGTGCGCTACAAGAGCTTGTGACCTACTTGACCGATTCCACCCGCTGCACCGTGCTGTGCGCACCGGATATCGAGGGTGATGATTTCGTCGCCCGCTGGGTCTGGCAGCACCCGGACGATGATCACGTGATTGTTTCCGGCGATTCCGATTTCGTGCAGTTACTCGGACCCCATATCCGCATCTATGATGCAATCAATCAGCGGCTCATCGGCCCCGAGGCGATCACCGATGAGAAGGGCCGCACCCTAGAGTTCAGTGTCAATCCAAAGGACGGCAAGATCAAAGTCGGCAAGCCGATGCGGGATTTCATTCCGGAAACCGCGTGGTGGCGGAAAGCGTTGTTCATCAAATTGATCCGAGGCGACACGGGGGATTCCATTTTCGCGGCGTTTCCGGGAGTGCGCTATGAAGGCAAGACCTGTTCGATCCGCGCCGCCTGGGAGGATCGTGCGGATCAGGGCTATGACTGGAATAATCTGATGCAGCAGACGTGGGACAAGCTGGTGGGTGTCGCCCCCACGGGCGAACGCTTGGTCGAAACGGTTCTTGTTCAAGATCAATTTCGCCAGAACGAGAGGCTGATCGATCTGACCCAGCAGCCGCCCGCGATTAAGGCGCAGATGGATGCCAGCATTGGCGCGGCGATCACCAAACCGGCGCCGATGCAGATCGGCATTGAGTTTTTGCGGTTTTGCAAACGCCAAGACTTGCCCAGCCTGATGAAAGAGGCGGAAGATCACGTCGGCTATCTCAATGCGGGGTACGATGTATCGGTGCTTGCCACGGCGTAGCTCGCCGGACCGGCACTAAATATCGCCGGTCAGTCGAAGGAACGCCCGATGAATGTCGAGATTTACTCCAAGACAACATGCCCCAGTTGTCAGCGTGCCAAAGCCTACTTGGAGCAGCACGGAATGTCATATTCTGAGTATGTGTATGACGATCATCAAGAGCGACAGGCGCTCTACGATCGCTTCGGATTGGTCGGCACACAACGCACCGTGCCGCAGATTTTCGTCGCACAGACCGGGATTTTGGAACGAATCGGCGGCTATAGTGACCTGCTTAACAGCGATTTGGTGTCCCGACAGTCAATGGGTGATCTCGACCAGGAGTTTTGAACATGCCTGAAATAACGGATAAATTCGGCGTAACGTTGATCTTGCCCCTGTGCGCCTTCTCGGCCGAACTGGCGCGAGACACGATTCATACCATGTTGATGGACATTGATGCGCGGTTGACCGAGCAGGGCGCCCCGGAGAATAGCCATGCGCGCTCCGGTCTGATGATGGAAAACGCGCTGAACGTGTCGAAAATGGTCGCCAATGATGAAATCGATCATACCGATGGGGTCTCGGACATCGCCTGGAGTTTCATCTACGCGTTTGCCAAAGCGGTTGGCTTTGAACAAGTGGATGTGGTGCGCGGCTTAACCGGCAGCTTCGTGAAGGATCATCTGTCTATGGTCCCGTGTCTGGGTGAGCTTGAATTCCAGATGGAGTCAGCCACGCTGCAACGTCATATGGCCAATCACAGCGACACCGATGAATGGGATATTGATGCTGGGCAGATGCCAACACTGCACTGAGGGGAGCCTACATACCGGTTTGAGGTATTGACATGGCGCTCTATCCGTACTCGACCGTGCAGCCTGCCGAAGCCGCCTTGGCCGCGATCGCGATCCCATCCGGCTGCATGGTGGTGATCCCGGTTGATATGACCGTGCGGCAGGTGATGCAAATCATTTTGCGGCAGGTCTCGCAAACGGAGGATTTTTGCCTCCGAGCGTGGATCAGTCTGCGTCCTGGCGGCCCCTCCATCGGCACCTTCATCACCATGCCGGTTGCGGTGTTCACCCCCGCACCGCTGATCATCTACGTCGGTGAGATGGACCTGCCGATGAATTGCTATCCGGTTCAGGTGGTGCCAGGAACTTATACTCTGAACATCCAAAATCTGATCAATCAAGCAACTGCCGTGGCGTATTCTAGCATAGATTCCTGA